AGCGCCAGCGTCGATGCTGTTAGCGTGCTATCGGGCGCCGTTTGATTGTTGGCCGTTACGACGGGCGCGGAGGCGCCGCCATTGGCAAATTCGAGCCATGTTGCGTTCGCGAAGTTGTTTGATTGCTGAAAGAAATTCGTGACTCTAAAAACAGAGGATGAGGTCGATAGAAAACCAGGAGAGCCCGGACCGAAAGACATGCCGATCCCGAGCAGCGACTCGCCACTCCAAGGCAACTGCAAGGTCGTCGGCGTCAGAGAGACGCCAACCGACGGAAGCGTGATACCGATGCCGACCAGTTGGACGGCCACGCCCTCATCCTCCCTGGATGACGCACATCGTGACCTGCGCGCTTGAGACGGCGGTCAATGACAGGCGAACGCCGGCAACCGGAAACATGTAGTTTGATGTGCCGTTCGAGCTGGCGGCGCCGAGGTTGGCATCGGCGAAGAAGACCGGCGCCCTTGCATTGAGCGACGATCCAAGCCCGGGACCGAGCGATGCGAGCCATTGCGGATCGTCGAGTGTATACAGAACAGAATAGCTAAATGTGCCGCTCGACGATCCCGTGACCGCAACGGATGCGTTGAACGGTCCCTTCTGGCGATAATCAAGCGCGCAGGTGACCGAACACGAGACCGAGGTCAGAGTGACATATTGCGGGTTCGGCATCGGCAACCCTTACGAGAAGAGGCGCAAGAAATGAGCGCCTCGTCATATCATTGACGTGCGCGCCGATCAATGGCGGTTAGCTAACGGTGCCGGCGATCTGGACCGAAGTCAAAACCTGCGTCGCCGCTTCGACCGTGACATCGATCGAGGCCGAGAAGCTGACGCCTGCGACCATGAGCGAGACCGAGACGGTGTCGCTGCCGGCCGCGATAGCCAGCTCGCTTGCGGTCAGTCCGCTCGCCGATGGGACCAGCGTGCCGGTGGCCGGCGTGATATCGCTCCAGACCGGAGGCGAATCCGGCGATGGCGTTGTCAGCATCGGATTGCCATTCTGGTCGAGGAAGACCAGCGCGAAATCGACGCTATGACCGATAGTTAGGGTAACATTGCTCACGTGAACGCTCCTATGCTGATGATGATGGCAACGATGATAGACGATGGCGACCATGAGAACGCTGGTCAGGCGCTGATGATGCCGGCGATGAGGATGGTGGCGCCTCGCCATATAAAGCCTATCGATGAGATGCAAGAAGATGCAACGAAGCCGCGATCGAAGCGCGTTTCCGCCGGAAGCGAAGCAATCGCTTACTTCCCGCGCGCCCCGGTGAAAGCCCCGCCGCCGGAGACATCGCCCTTGCCGTGATCCGCCGGATGGTTGTTCATGCCGCCAGCGCCGGCCGAGGAAAATGGGCTCTTGTCGGCGCCGATGCCGCCGCCGCCGGCCTTCTTGATGCGGCGCTTGGTGGCGCCGCCGAAGGCCTTGCCGATGACCTTGCCGCCGCTCTTCTTCTCTTCGGCTTCCTTGGCGACATTAGACTCGGCGCCGGAGTAAAACGTCCGGCCGCCCTTCGCGAATTTCTTGTGACGATTGGCCATAATAGCTCCCTTACGCGGTAACCGCTTGCAGCGCCTTGAGCGTGAATGTCGCGGACGACGCCGTAACCGTGCTCGAATTGAGCCGAACGGCGCCGATCGGCGACAGCACCGTATAGACGACCGCGAGCGGGACGTTCGTAGACCCGACCATCGCGGTTGCCGAGCTAAGGAGCGCCCAAGTCAGCGCCGGGCCGCCGGGGGCCGACGGATCATCCAGCGACATCTCGATCTGGACCGTGCTGGCTGTCGAAGCGACAGATGCCGAAAGCAAGACGCTGGTCGATTTCGCCACCGGATTGAGAACGATGGTCGCCGTTCCAACCGACGAAAGAGTTACAGACTGTGCCATTTACCTTTGCTCCTTAGCCCGCCTGCAACTGCCACTTGACGCTGTTGAGAATTTCAGCAGCCGATGTCGCAGCGAACTCGGGATTGACCGGGCTGAATGCCGGGCCATTGACTGCGGCCTGGATCGAAGCCTTGTTGAAGATGCGGATCATCGCCAGTTGCCCTTAGTTCGCAGGATAGGTGCCCCAGAGGTGGCGCCAGTCGTAATAGGTCGGGATGTAGCGCTGATAGCCCTTGACCAGAAGATTGTCGGTCGAGAACTCGACGCTCATGTCGGTCTCGAACGGCTTGCGCTGGAAGAAGACCAGACCCGGAATATTGGTCAGGACAAACCACGCGAACGACGACGTCAAATAGTCGTAGACCATGTAGCCGCCCTTGAAGGACTGCTCCATTTCCTTGACCGCGTTGATGTCGTTGGTTCCCGTTCCGACGCGAAGCTCGCTTCTGAAAAGCCGCGCCGCGACCGGCTCCAGATTGGCCGGGATGATCAGCTTCTCGCCGCGTGCGTGGATCTTGAGACCCGCATAGTTCTTCCAGGTCGAGCGGATCGTGATCGCCGCATTAAGGAGGGTGGTCTCGTTGAGCGAGACATCCGGCGACGGCTGGTTCGCAATCGTGGTGCCATCGATCGGGTGCGCGGTGTTGATCAGGGAGACCTGGTCGCCCTGGACCGCCGGATTGAACGTGGTTCCGGTATTCAAGACGTTGCCCGCGTAGACCTCCTCGGTCTCCTTGAAGGCGTCCATCAGGCCGTCATTGTTCGGCCCGAACTCCTGCTTGTACAAATTGTCGTCGATCGCGGGACGGGTGATCGCGTACATCAACCCGATCTCGAAGTGCTGCGCATTATAAATAAAGCGCTGCCCCATGTTGTTATCGGTCGCGGTCGGTGCGCCCTCGTTCTTGACCTGCGCATAGCCGAGGAAGCGAACCGCCGCCCGCCGCTCCAGCGACATATTGCTATCGACCGACTTGAAAATCTGGGTCCACTGCCGCTCGATCATCGGGTAGCGGCCGTCGATACCCCAGAGGCCGGGCAGAAGGAGATCCTTGATCTGTGAAAGTGCGACGGGCATTTACATGGCCTCCTTCAGATTGCGCTCTTGGCCGTCAATTGGAGACGGTCACAGTTGTTGAAGCGCACGACCACGATGTTCGCCGCAGTGGTATTGTCGGTGCCGTTGATGAAGGCGCCGGTGCCGACGTTCGGGACGCCCGGCGGCGCATAGGCCGAGTAGAAATCGACTAAGCGGAATGGCAGTGTGTTGGTTGTGGCGACGGTGCTCGACAGCAACGTCGCGTTGGAATAGCCGCTCGCCTGGTTGCCTAGCGATGACGTGATGCTCATGCCGATATTCGAGCCAATCATCGACGAGGTGATTGCTCCCGACGTCGACGCCTGCGCGATGAACTGCTGATCCGGATAATCGATGACGTAAGCCTTGATATCGCCGGTCGAGCCGGTCACCGAGCCGCCATAAAAGTTGGTCCAGACCACGCGGCCGGCGGCCGGCGAGAACTGATAGCAGCCCTGGAAGACGCCTCTGATCTGGCTGATGCCAGAGGTCGCGGCGGTGATGTACGGACCGGAGTTATTGGTACCGCCGGTCGTCGATGTGATGACGGCATCGCCACGGAACATAAGCGAGGCGTCGGTCGACGCGATCCAGATCGGCGTCATGCCCACCTGCGGCGACGCGCCCTCGGCGTTGCCGAAGGTCTGGAAGCCCTGCGTCGGAGAGTTAAGCGTATTGGCCATGGCGTGGCTCCAAAATGCGACCAGCCGCGACCATCGCGATCCCTGATCTTCATTTGAGCCCCCACGGCGTGCGGAGGGTATTCATTGGGGCCAGCGTGGCCCTAATAACTGAGCACTAACTCATTTCTTCATGGGATGCAAGAGGCCGGTCGCTGATCAGGAGCCGCATATAAAACCGGCCGCGCTCGATCTCGGGATAGGTGCGCCAATAGAGCGTCCCGGATTGTTTGCTGGCGTAATTGCGAAAGGCCGTGAGCGCCAATTCATACGCCGCGTCATCGTCGACCGCAGGAGGTCTCACACGTATTAATTCCGTGAAAGGCTCTCCGGTTGGGGCAACGGAGAGAGGCCGATGCGGACTGAATGTGATGGTTGCGCCCGGTGTCCATAGGTCCGGCCCGGTTTTCGGCCCGATCTGAAACCCGCGCTCGCATTCGGCGCGAAGTTTCAGCTCCAGCTCGGTATGGATGTCTCCGTTCAATCCTGGATCTCAATCCGCTCAAAGCTCTTCTTAATCGTGTTCTGCCCGCCATGCTGGCGGACATCGGCGCCGGTGACGCCCGGAATGCCGCGACCGAGCTGCTCCTCGACGACCTGCAACGGCCGCCGCGCCTCGCGATGGTTCGCCATCCGCGACTTGGCATCGATCTCGACCGGGCGGGCGACCAGCATGCAGTCATCGACGCCGATGATCTCGTCCTGGCCCTTCGGCATGAAATGGCCGTCCAGGATGCCTTCGAAGTCCGACTGGTGAACCGGAGTCCAACCCCCGCGCGTAAATTTCGAGACCTCCTGCGGCGTCTCCAGGCCCCGAATCGAGCGCGTGATCCATTGCAGCGCGATGCCGTCCCTTCGGAGCGACTCGATGATGGCGTCGGGCACCTTGAGGCGGTCGACGCCATCCATCCCGACGCCGACGAAGTCCTCGCTTTCCCAATTGGGCCTCGCCTTCATTTTTGAGAGCATGGCCTTCGGCTCGGCGCGATCGGCCGCCATCTTGATGTCCTTGGGCGCCATCTTGCCGCGCGGCTTGCCCCTCGGCCAGCCTCGGCGGCCCTTGAGGGGAGCGGTCAAGGCGTTGGTCGGATCGTTCTCGCTCATCCTGTCTGCTCCGTGGTCTGGCGATATTCGCCGTTGGCACGCATGCGATGCAGCTTCTGCAGGTTCATGGCGTAAAGCCGCTCCTTCTGCTCATCGGTCATGTCGCTGGCCGTAAAGCTCTTGCGCGCGATCTCGCGCTGCTCCGGCGTCAGGGTAATTCTATTGGTGCTGCGCTGTCCCGACGCGTTCGGGACATCGCGGGAAACGGGCGCGGTCACAGGCATGCTCCTTCGCTGCGGCTGTTGCTGAATTGGCGGCTCTTGCTGCTGCGCTGCCGGCGCGGCCTTGAGCCCGAGCTGGACATCGATCTCGTCGAAATATTCCCTTGAGAATTCGGGAATGCGCTTGTGGTTGACCAGATAGCCATGCAGCGACTGGATCTGCAGATTCTTCTGCGGATCGCTCCAGTAATCGGGATGCGCGCGCAGCCATGGCCGGGCCTCGGAGGGAAGG